CTAAATGTAACGAGACCACTGAATCCAATACCCTGTCTTACTGTACCAAAAGTACGTGTTTGAGCTCCGCCAAAAGTAGATTCTGCAACAGTGTATGGAGCGTACCAATACTTATTCGCATTTCCTGCCGCAAAGGTAGGAGCGGGCTCATCCCAGTTAGTAGTAAGGCCACTGAATGCACCAGTACTGAAGCTGTAAGATGTAGCTGTAGGAGCACTTGGAGCAGTTGCTGACGAAAGTTGATAGTATACGTACCCCGTTGCGGTTCTTGGGCCTGTAGCACCTGTAGCACCTGTAGCACCTGGAGCACCTGGAGCACCTGGAGCACCATCAACGCCATCAACGCCATCAACGCCATCAACGCCCTCTACCGATTTAGACAGAGACTGTACTTTAACTAAAGATATAGCAGTTCCGTCCAATCGCTTACCTGTAATAGTATAAGTAACGGATGCAATCGTTGCTGTCATTGCACTATGATTACCTACGGTTAAGTAACTGCCACTATCAGTTAAAGTACCTGGTGTAATACTGCTACCAGTTGCTGTGACTTTCCATTGACCATTCGCGGTAGTACCAGGAACATAAGGTAATTCTGTAATCCCCTCATACAATCGAATAGTAGTACCAGAACCTGTATATGTAACTACACCAGTATTTGTAGTAGGTAGTGCATGTGCTTCATTGCTAACAATTATACTAAGGGCATTAACACCATCAGTACCATCAGTACCGTTAGTACCGTTAGTACCGTTAGTACCGTTAGTACCGTTAGTACCATCAGTACCATCAGTACCATTAAGTACATCTTTTAAACCTAAAAATGCAATAGTATCTTTAGCTACTACGGTACCCGTTGAAGCCCCTTCTCTTATATCAACCTCTAAAGTATCTGGCATATTACTAAAATTTGCCTGAGGCGTGTAAGTATAGGTATTGCTTGTTGTATTTTGTACAGAAGTACCATTCTTTAAAAATTGATAATATACTGTTCCAGATGTATTCAAAGCATTAGCAGTAACGACAGTATTAGCAGGGCTCGGAGTAGTGCCTGAGGTATTATAGGCAAAGGCAAGAGTTGCAGTATCTAACGAGACCGCTCTTGCATTAATACCAGATGCACCTGGGGCCCCGTCTATGCCATCATCTCCTACGAACTTAACATAGGTTAAGCCAGTAGGTACTATAGTGGGGGATATGCCTACCCATTCATAGAAGTTAATAAACTCTTGGCCACTATAAGTAAATGTAGCGTTAGTGCCTGTAGTACTGTCTGCATAAATAGGTATTACCCCTTCTGCATCACCGTCTGTTCCTATATACTTAACAAAGGTTAGTCCGGATACGGGTAGAGTAGGTTTAGTGTTAGTGTATTCATAATAGTTTACATACGCTAAGCTGCCTTGAGTATATGTTTGTCCTGTGCCTGTAGCATCAGAAGCAAAAATAGGTACAACACCTTTAGTATCTCCAGGGTCTCCAGGGTCTCCGTCTGTAATTGTAAAACTAGTACCATCACTAAAGTTAATCGTAGTTTGACCAGGTACACTAGTATCTACAGTTGAAGTAAGAGCGTCTGCATCGGTTCCTACATATTTAACATACGTTAAACCTGCAGGGACGGAGGTCGGAGCAGTTCCAGACCATTCGTAAAAATTAATAAACTCTTGCGAAATATAGGTAAAAGTAGCATTAGTACCTGCAGCGTCATCTGCAAATATAGGTTTTACACCTTCCGAAGTCCCATCCGCTCCTATAAATTTGACAAAAGTTACACCAGATACGGGCAGAGTAGGTTTAGTTTCTATGTATTCATAATAATTCACATATTCATAGGAGCCTGGATCATAACTCTGGTTAGTACCACTTGCATCGTCCGCATAAATAGGAACTACGCTCAAGCCCGCAGGGCCTGTAAGTGTTGTATCTACCGCAGTAAATGAGTTAACAATAGATGTACTGCCAGACTTAGTAATTTCGGCTACTGCTACATCATTTAACAAGTCAATGGTCAATCCTTGCTTTTTATGTGCAGATGCTGTAATAGTTGCATTAAAAGATCTATCTAGTATCAGTTGTGTATCACTAACTACTTTTGTGATAATAGCTGCTTGTGTACTATTAAAACGTATAATGTCTCCGAAAGTGTATTCCGAGGAGAATAAAGTTCCACTACCTGTAACAGTAGACGAGGAGGAAGCTACTGTTACAGTACCTGTTTTAGTTACAAAAGTATTCTCAGGAGTTCCATTTGCTATAATGGCATCATACCAGTAATTTACTTTATGGTCTGCAGCTGTATTATATTTAATTACTTTAAGCTCAGACTCATTTCTATCAAACAAGATATAGTAACTACCATCCGCCAGAGCAGATGATATTGTATTTACTCCAGTTACTGAACCACTAAAAGTATCAAAGGGATTTACAGAAGGGAATAAAAGTATTGGATCATTTTCAAAATTTAACACATAAGATTCTGACAACTTTAAAGCGGAGTTAGCTGTACCGCCCACGCCCAAGCCGGCAGAAAGTCTAGGTACTTTCAGCTCAAAGAAATTCTCTGTGTCAAATTCAACAGTAGTGTATTTAGATCTATTATCAATAGTATTTACGGTTCTTACAGACACAAAGTAGGTACCAGTAGGTACTGAGTCAAATACAAAGCTATTAGTAGTACCAGTCACTGCTAATAGCTCTTCGTGTCCTGGTACATTATGTATTAGCTCGAAACCAGATACATAGTCATAAAGGTCTCCAGAAGAAGTTACAGGCATATCCCAGCTTACTTTAAATTCATCCCCTGCCTTATTATAATCGGGAGCAGTCTGAATATATACATTAGCAGGAGCTGGAATATAATCGTCTGCTTTTAGTATTGGAAAATTGGTGTCTGCAGGTATTAAAGTAAAGTCGCCCTCTACATCAGAGAATTTCTCATTATAGTGCTCTACTGCTACTATAGAAAATTCATTAGCGTCTTCCTCGGTAATGGCAAGTATTTTATAGTCTTTAGCGGAGGCTGAGTTAGTACCTTCTGCGGTTACCTCTTTTAAAGCCCATACGCTGGTGCGTTTAGGAACTACGCTTAAGGGAGTACTAAGCTCTAAAGTACTAGTAGTGCCGGTACTAGTTACTACACGGGTCTCAACTATAGTTTCGTGTTCTTCTTCTTCCCCTTCATTGGATACCGCAGGTCCGTCGACGAGTACGCTTAAATAATAGGTACTACCTACATTTAAAGATACTTCTCTATCTAAAGGTATAGTATTAGTATCAAGAGTGCCAGAGTTAGAGATTCTTCCGCTATAGGCTAGACCTGCTTGATCTTGGTCCTGAATTTTAACAATATCACCAGGGGCAAGAAAAGAAGCATTAATACTAGTAGCAAACGAGACTAACTTAGTTTGATTAATAGCCGTCCAAAGTTTCCATCTACCGTATCTAAGAGCCTGACCTTCGGAGGTGCATCCAAATGCAGAGGCATCTTCTGATATAATTTTTCCAGTATCTACTATATTTTCCCTGTCCTCTACTATTAAAGGCTCTAAAACGTAGTTATTATCAGGATTATTCCAACTTACAATAACTTGGTTAGCTCTAGTTTTACTGCCCGTGCTTTCGTAGTTGAAACCCCCTTCTTTAATATTACTAGAAGAGAAAGTATATATTGCATCTTTAGGCTCGTCAATTACAGACAATATCTGCCCGTCTACCCAATAAAGCATAGTTAAGAAGCTACTGGACATATCCTTGAGCACTTTATAAGCGTCGGCGGCTTTTGTCAAGTATATATTAGAAGTGAAACGAGGCTCTTGTCCGCCCTTTCCATCTGGTACAAGCGCATCGCAGTATTTTGCAATTCGATAAAGAGCAAATTTATCTATCTCAGAAGAGGAAATCCAATCTCCTAGTCCGTATCTATTGTTGACAAGAATATCGTAAAATATCCACGCTGGGTTATTTGTATATACTTTGGACGGCTTGAAAGAGCCATCCCATAAACCTGTATAGGTGGCCTCATTACTATTTAACTGCTCTCTCGTCGTGTAATTAGAGGGTACTAATACTTTTAAACCTCTTGCATGGTAAGTACGTTTAGGAGTAGAGCTAAACTCTTTTGAGGAAAACGTGACATTTGCATAAGCAGAGTGCGGGTAATTTAAATTCTCTTTAATAATAGAAGTAACCAACCCTAATTTACATATAGCACTAATTTTTTTCTTACTATTAGTACTACTAGTTCCGGTAGAGTCAATTAACCTACCATCTTGTCTAGTTAGACGAGTTACAATAATTTCAAAATTAGAGAAAGGTTTTAGCGGTTCTAAGTTAATGCGCTCTTCAAAAGTAACTGGAGTGCTACTTTCAGTTGTATGAATGCGTCTTTCCACAAGAGTTACAATGCTTACATCTGTTATACTTCTATATATTTTTGCCTCTATTTTATATATTGCACCAGCAGCTGATTTATTTCCGCTCTCTTCATTTACGCCTATCATACTATTATAGGCGAATAATAATCGTACTTCGTCGACTTCTTTAATTTTAGCTGGACTAAGATTGAAATCTGTAGACGCAGTTAAAGTAACTGGCTGAAGAGCCGGATTAGAGGGATTTTCAGACAAAGAATCTGAAAAAGTCAAATCATAATTAACGCCATTACTAGCAGTCGTTGCACTTATGCCCCCGAAATTAAGCATAGGTAGTTGATTAGGTGTACCAGTTCTAAATTGAGAAGTTAAACCTTGAAATTTAGAGTTTGGTACCGTCTCTGCAGTATAACCTTCATAAGATGTAGGACTACTTATATCAAAAGAATAAGTACCGCTAGGATATATACTTTCTGTTGCAAGGCTACCTGTGGTAGTAGAGCCAGTAACTTGGATGGAGTTTATCTTAACATGTCCATCTATGTTAATACTGATTATCTCACCTGCTGCTGCTTCTAGAAATGTAGATAACTCTGTGCCGCTAATGGAAGCGGCTGTAAAGTCTGCCTGTGTTGTACTAATTATATCTATCGTGCCGATAATATATTCACCAGTACTATTTACTACTAATCTTGCGGAGTCCTTAATTCTCGAAAACATTTCAGGCACAAAAAAAGCCGCCGCAGTAGTTACAGAGACTTTTGGCACAACTAAGTCAAAGCGGGAGGCCCCAACAGAGCCTAGAGTAACTGTAGAGCTATATACGTTCCTAAGCGTTATCCATCTAAAATGACCAGCAGGAATAAGACTATCATCTAAAGCCTTATTTATGGATACAGTTGTTGCGCTATTATTTACCGTAACACTAGCACCTGCAATAACAGCACCCTTATTAAAAGAGGAAGAATTACTTAACTCTACAGATCTTTCGTTATTTAAATATATAGAGGCTTCGTTATTAACCAGACCCTCAATTTCACCTTCTGAAATAAGATCTGTAATAGATACGGTCTGCTCTCTTTGCGCACCACTGCTACTAGCTAGAGAATTTTCAGTAGCTATTCTTTGATCCCTGGCACTTATTGATTTACTTGACATTTTGATTCCTTATTAATGAACTATTATAGTTCCGACTAGGCGAAGTTAAAATTAATACTTCCGCCCCAAAAAGGGATAAGATTAAACCTTCCGCCTGTAGCTGTGCTAAAAGAGTTGGCCCCATTTAAAATACCGAAACCTATAGGTCTACCAGGTACTCTGAGTTCTCCATATAGTATAGGCACGGGATCTCCTTCAATTATATTCTGTTCAGAGCCATTAAACATGTACGATTGAGGAGACTGCTCATCAACTGACGGGTCGGGTGCTAACAATTGTTGCAAACCTGCCATGGCAAGACTCATGCCAAGAGAGAAACCTACCATACCGGCTACTGCCCCTACTGTCATCGAACCTCCAGCCATCACCTCTGCTATTGCTGTAAAACCTCCACTAAAGTAGACTATTGCTATAATGGCAATAGCTGCTAATATTTTCCCTAGACCACTTTTGGAACCTGCTGGAGCTACTTGTATTGTTATATCTCCCTCATTTAAAGGCAGTATAAAATCTTCTTCTGTTTCTATACTTTTATCCTCAATATCTATTAAGAACCCCACACCTTTATCATGAGAGTCTACTAAATACTGTTTAAATCCAGGAAAATTAGCATCTATTAGTTTTAATGCTTCTTTTACTGAAGATACGTCAGCAGAAAGCTCTTTACCAAACTTATCCCCAAGCTCTCCCTCTAAATAAATTTTACGCTTCATATCTATAAATACCTATTAAATACTTTATCCAAAAAGGGTAAAGATTTTCTCTACACGATAACCGCTGTGTAGCATGATGGAAAAATATATCATTGCCAAGAAATACCCCACAATGATTACCTACCTCTGAGTCTACAGAAAAGATCAATAAATCATTCTTCTCAGGAGTATCTACTTTATGAAAATTCCATGTTTTAATGTAGTCTTCTGTAAAGTAGTCTAAATTTTTTAACCACCAATCATCCTCAAAAGGCTCTCTGGTGGGTATGTCTAACTTAACTTCTGTTATGTAGTAGTCTCTAGCAGCTTCAAAACAGTCTCTAACACCGAACTTATACTCTCTACCTATTAATGGCTGGTAATTCTTTTGGGGCTGCAATATATGTAAGTCCATTTCAGGGTAACTAAATATATAATAAGGTATTCCTAAAGCATTACAATTATTTATATCAGATTCTGATGGTTCACATGAGGCATCAGGATGGCTATGTACTATTGCGATAATGTCTTGAGTTCTTTTTATTTTTAAGTACTCTGTTGAGTCTAGCACAAAGTCTTCCTCTCCTTCTGCTATATTAGTACAAGGTATCCATCTCATTTTACCCTTACAAACAGTTAAAACACCGCAACCTTCTCGTGGGTATACAGATTCAAAGTGCTGTTCTATTTCTTGAAAATTATTGTTAGAATTTAACACTGCCTGGGAACGCTCCAAAAGGTAAAACTTTACTAGTATCATTAGCCACCGCTGGAGTACCTTCGGCGGTGGGGGTGAATTGAAACCTGACCTTACAGCTGTTTAAGGTTTTTCCACAATAATCAACTCGTTTCCAATATACAGTACTAGGAACAGGTTCTATACTTGACGTAGCTACTAAACACTTCCATATATGATCATCATGCCTTACATATTGACCAATGGAATAAGAAGGCCCGCTCGACCAGTTTGACCAGAAAAATATTTCCTTCCAAAAGATCGAAGTACTTGAAGGTACTACTGAGTTATCTGCAGCTTCCGATCTCCAGTATCTTCCACTATAGACGACAATATCATCTATAGCATGAGGAGCAGAATATGTAATAGGCGTGACACTGCCAGATTGTACTAAAGGTCTATCATCTATATCAAAATATGCAGAATAGTCGGTGCCGTCGTAGTTTATTACACTAGTTTTTCTCCACCTACAACCACCTTTCACAGGGGTTCTATCCATTCCTTGATATACCCAGCTACAGTATTTTCCTACTACGATACGGCTGGGTATTCTAACACCAGAAACATCAAAAGGTGCTGCTAGTTCAAAGGTAACTGATAGGGCATTTTCTGCAGCGATTCTATCCAGTATATATATTTTTTTCGGAAACTCGAAAGAAGCATTTAGTAAATATTTTTCTAAGGTCTGTCTACGAGTAATTCTCTTACCTATTAAATCTTCAAAAGAAAAATTCTCTCCCTCTAGAGCGGACTTAAATATATTGGTTACGTTAGCAATAGTTACGGCAGGTCTATTTGAAGCGCCGTCTGAAGTTGTCTCTATCCCTGTTAGTTCTAAAGGGAGAGGCACATATGTATTGCCATCAAACTCAATAGAAGATAAATTCTCATCTACTCCTGGATGAAAGTATAAAGTCGTCTCCGCAGATAACTCTAACTCGAATAACTCAACTAGACCAGAGTCTACCTCTAGACTCTGTAAGTCTGTTGTAATTATATCGTTATTGCTCATGGTTCGTATACCTGTCTAAAGGATGCTGTACATCCATAAAATTTATCATTTGAATAAGTTAAAGTGTACTCTTCACATACTACTTTAATAGTTGTCTCTGATCCCACCCCATTACTGTCTGGGTAAGTAAAGTCAAAAGATACAACGCCACCTTTTACATCCAAGAATGCTATAATATCGTCAATTTCTGCCTTCTCTCTATTATTAATAGATATAGCAAATGTTTTTACAATATTATTTATTCCATCTTTTATACGCTGCTCATATCCGTCACCAAAAGACATCTTTCGTAGTCTTGGCATGGTTTGCTGTTGTAAGTTTTTATCTGGAATAATTTGTCCATATACTCCACCTATATTAAATCCAATAGCCATTATGCAGCTCCATATGGGTTCAGAATACCGCCAGAGCGTTTCTGATTCTGTAGTTCTTCTTGAACAGCTTTAGCTACTGCGCTACCAAGCTTTCCAGCATCCATACTGGTCTGTGATTTGGTATTGCTCGTGCTGTTACCTTTGTCATCTATACTGACATTTACAACTACGTTATTATTTTGATTAGTGCCAGACATCTCTACTGGTATTGATTTTCCGTTAGGAAGAGGTACGACTGCTTCAGTGCCGTGTAGCTCTACAGGATAACCACCTTGTGCTCCTCTAGCGATACCTCCGGTTGCATAGCCTGGTAGTTTGCCTCCTATATCGAATACTCCGCCGTATCTAGCGGTACCGCTGAAGTCATTCATTGCTGCAAAGTCAGTCATACCTGCATCACTAGCGGTGAACGAAGGTCCAAAGGCTTGCATCAAGACTCGCATAATCATCATCTGTATTACCATTCTGGTAATATCAGCTAATATAGCTATTGCCATATCACCAAAAGCTTGTTTAGCGGACTTAGTGCCATCGATAATAGAAGTAAAAGCACTAGTAATATTGCTGGTAAGGGAGTTGAATAGGTCCTGTTTCATTTGCATAGACTGCTGCAACATGGTCTGCGCTTCGATTTCAGCATATAAACTTTCTTCCTGGACTCTACTAAGCTCTATACCCCTACTTCTTAAGTCTACTATTTGCTTATTAAACTCAGTTACTGCTGGGTTTAAAGACATACCCTCATAAGTGGCTCTTAAAAGCTCTGTTTCTGCTTTAGAATTCAACAAAACAGACTCTGCTCTTCTATCGAATAAAGTAATTTCATCATCAATAGAAGCCATTCTATCTGCTGCAGCGTTTTTTTGCTGAGTTGCTTGAGTCATTGCGGCTAAGTCTATCTTGCCGGCTTCGTATCGAGTTTTTTGTGTATTATAAGTATTTTGAGTACTAGTAACATCAGCAGCAGCTTCACGTCTTTTCTTATATAATATACTACGCTCAGCCTCGGCAGCTTCCTTCCCCCTTGCGAAACCAAACGACCCCGTGCCTCCAGCTTTTATAAAAGCTAACTTTCGTTCTGCTTCTGTTATAGCACTTGAAAGAGCTAGTCTCTTTTCCATTGCTTTGTTTAATTCATGCTGTAAATCTAAAGTACCTATTGCTATCTTATTTTGAGCTTCTGCTACTTTTCTATTTGCGTCTGCTATATCAAACCTGTCTTGTTGTAGACCGATTTCTCGGACTAGGTTTTCGAGCGTACTTACTTCGTCGTCAGTCAGACCTCTAGATACATCGGCTTGTTTCTCTAGCAGTACTCCTTGTTTTGTTTGAAGCAGTAGTAAGGCCACTTTTTCGTCATTAGCACTCTTAGCTAAAATTAGTCCTTCTGCCTCTAAATTATTTCTTTTATCAGCATATGTTATACCCTTCGTTCTCTTATCCGCAGCAAGTTTTTCTGCGTTCGTCTGGTCATTAATTAATTGATTTATTTCTACCTGTTTCTCTTTCAGGGCGCTGTAAAATTTATTTAAGACATATAAATTATTATTACTCGCTTTTTGGCTAGCTTCAGCCTCTTTTAGTGCTCGGTTAACAGAATCAAGAGTGGTAAAATCTTTATTCAGATAAGCTTCATTTTGCTTGACTTTTAAAGCCTCTACTTCAGCACCATAATCTTGAGTGGCCTTTTCAACCAACTTTATTTCCGTAGTAAGAGCAGATAAAAGATCTGTACCGAAAGGTTTTGAAAAGCTGCCCACTAATTTTACAAAAGCTGCACTAGTTGCGTCATTTGCGGCAGTGAGCTGCTCAAGACCAAACTTTGCCGCTTGTAATCTATTACTAAGATTAAGAACGTACTCAGCTTGTTTATCTGTGATTTTACCATCCGATTTAAGAGTATCAAACAAGAGTTGAAAACCTGAATCTAGTTCTACTGCTGCTTCTGCTGTTTTTAGAAGGTTAGACTTTGCGTCTTCAAAGTTTTCAGCCCTTTTGTCTAGTGAATTAATATCTTTAACAAACTGTTCAACGTCTAAACTCGCTGCAGCATTACCGCGAGCCACTATTCGTTCTTTAGTAGTTAATTTGACGTATTCGTTCATTACACCGTTAGTACGACCAATCTCCTCTGATAGAGTCTTATATTTGTCAATAAGCGCATCAGTATCTTTGTTTAGTGTTTGTGTGGCTTCAGATACAGGGAAAATTTTGCCTTTTATGAGCTTAAAAACATCATAAGCAATTGCAATCATAGAAAGGTAGAAGAAAGCTTTACTTAGTATAGTACCTAGAGTAGCTGCAGCTGAAGCAATAGTAGCAAAAGCTATTTTAATAGTTGCTGCACCCGCTCGTATTGATAAAACAAAACTTTTCCAGCTCAGTTTCATACCAGTCGCAGACAGTTTAAATTGTACTTCACCCTTCTTAATAATAGCAGCTCGGGCATCATAGCTAGCTCGTAAATCCGCTACTTGGGCAGCATTCATATGCTTAAATATGCCGGTTCTTTTCTTAGCACTATCTTTTAGTTGATTCTCTGCATTGGTTAATGCTTTATTCGCAGCATTTTGAGCAGCTTTCGAGTCTGTAGAGCCGCTTAAGAAATCTACTGCGCCTGTGCCTGCCTTACTACCTTTCATACCTCCAAGACTTTCTGTACTCGTTTTACTTATGCCAGTGTTTTGAGCTTTCTGCAATGCAACATAGGACGCTTTAGTTTTGTCTATCTCTGCGCGTAATTTTTTTTGATCATTCATAGCATAAGCGCCGGCTTCCACACTTGAAGCTTTCCAAGCTGACATACTTGGAAGAATCTGTTTAAGAATACCAGCTGCAAATAAGCTAAGAGACCCTATCAATGCGAGTATATTTTCGCTAAGAAACGTTGCTATACCTGCTAAAGGTCCAGCAATGCCCATTTTTATTTGATTTACAACATCATCGAAAGCTTTTGAAAATTGATTAAGAGCTGCTGATGTTGGATCCATCATCTTTTCCATAGCACCAAATTTTCGCTCTGCCTGCTCTAGTACTTCATTTGCTACGGCCTGGCTTCTTTCGAATTCATTTAGATCTTTTGCTGCTTTGCCGATTTTTAAACCATACTTATTAGTAGCATTTTCAAGTCGAAGGATGATACCCAATTCGTCAAGTAGTTCTGGCTCTGCTTTTGTTACACCACGAATAAGTCGATCAAAGGAGTCTCCAAGATCACGACCGAGTGCAATAGAAGCATTTTTAGCAGCAGAACCAAGTCGTGCAAGCTGAGTAGGGCTGATACCAGATGCAGTACCTATAGCTGCAGCTTTTGCAGCTTCTGCGTATTTTAACTGACCGTTAGTAGCTTCTACTAACGAGTTTGAAATTGTTTGATAGGCTACACCGGTTATAGAACCTAGAGCCTTTTGACCTTCGATTAGATTCTTAAAGTCCATAGACCGTTTAAGAAAGTCAAAAGCTGCAGTAACAGCAAACGCCTGAGCAGCTACAGTGGCATATACGCCTACCAAGCCTCCCATACCTTGTGCCATTTTAGAGAAGTTTTTAGTACTATTAGAAGAAGCTTGTGCAGCTCCTTTCATATTACGATCAGCTGTACCGGCGTTTTTAGCTACGCCATCTAACCCCGCTGCCGCTTTTTTAGAGTCTAGCGCGAGTTTAGTAGTAGTACCATTGTCGTCTACTTTTACATCTATCTCTATTTTATTCTTTGACATTAGCCTTTTACATTATGGGTGTAGTTCTGTCCACCGCCTGCTTTCGCCTTTCTTTCGTTAGCTTTCTGCTTTTTATTAGCTTCGTCAGCTCTATGGTTCATCAGTATTCTTTCGTACAACTTTGCAAAATATAGTACTGTTTTTACATTATCTATATTATGGGCTTTGCAGATGAACTCACAGTCTACCCAGTTCTTACCCATATAACTACCAGACATACCTTCAAAAACATCTGATAGCATATTAAATACAAAAAATGCCACTTGAACTTCCTCTGGAAAATCAGAGGTATCTAGTGGCATTTTGTCTGGGTCCGGCTCTTGGCCTAACTGCTCACAGATAAGTAAGTATTTATCCATGCTTATTTGGGTATCTTGTTTTACAAAACGCTCAAGTAGCCTTTGTATTTCTACTACTTGCGCCCAGTAAAATTTTCAAGATCACCTACAGTTTCTGTAACCCAAGTATCAAACTCAGTTGAGTTTCGCATCAATAGTTCTGCGTTCTCTTGGGTGAATGTAAGAGTGTCATCGGAGTCCAGTGCAGATACATCTACCAACAGAAGCTCTTCTAGGTAAAGATATTTAAGACCAGACCAGCCTTTAATAACTGCTTTTACATACTCAGATAAGAATTTGTCTTCATCAAGAATTTCCATAGGCTGACGGGTTTTCTTATCAAATTTTGTTGTTATTGTTTTCTTACGCAGTTTAACAAGTTCTTCACGTGCTAGATAGCATAGGTCTACAGTCATCCCTGCAAATCCAGGGTAATCAATTGTTACGGTCTTACTAGGAGTCATAAGACTCGCTAAAGAAATTGTGGTATCGCTCATTTGTTAGTATCCTTGGGGTTAAATTATTTTATACGAGTAGTATATAAGAAGGGAGGAAAAAAGTCAAGAACTATTTTTTAGTTGGGGATGAAAAAAGGGGCCTGAGCCCCTTTAGTCAATTTAAGCGCCTACATAAGTAATTACAAGTTCATCAGTACCGCTAATAGTACTCGGCAGTGCATGGAAGTTGGTCTCAATAGAGATTACATCATCAATTGAGTGGGTTGGTACTTCCAAATGGCAGCTGGCCATTGCAAGTTCAATCCTTGGAGTTCCAGTTGCTCCACCAACTTTAAAGGTTAGACCAAAGTCATGTGTAATAACATTAGTAGACTCAATCAAAGCCTCAAACAAGTCAGCACTAGAATCAGCTTCAGCATTCAAGTAGCAAGTAAAGTTACCTGAAACAGAACGTGTACCTGTAACATGACCAAGAGGCTGGTTAACAACACCAAGAGTCTCGGGAGTCAGGAAGGTAATTCCGTTTGAAATAGTAACGTTTCCGCCTGTAAGAACTAAGTCATATGAAGCAACGAAAGGTGCCGAGGCTGCGTGAGTAACAGAAAGGTTAGTAAGACGATTACGAATAAAGTTGCTAGTAGAGGCAACTGCTTCATATACAGTAGCTGTAGGAGCAGTAGCTTCAGTGATAATCTTACCAAACCCAGACCAGTTAATGGCGGCAATGCCATCAATATCAAAGTCCAAAGCAGCTTCGTTTACACAGCAGCCTTCAATTTTATAAGTAGTTTTAGTTCCACCGCCTGCTCCACCCATTACAAAGTACATATTACAAGTACCTAAAGTAACTCTATTAGATGCGTTGAAATTAATTATAGAATTTGCACTGCTTGGAGTAATACCGGTAAAGGCATAATCTGCATACGCACCATCGCCTACCATCATAGCCCACAAAACTTCTTCTACTGCGTGGTGGACGCCCGAAGTATCATCTACTTTGCCATCTCCTGTTCCTACAGATTTAAATGGACGAGCATAAGTTGAGAAAGACCACTCTGCAGGTGCAAAAGAGTCTGTAAACATCTGACGTGCTCGACGGCTTACGCCACTTGAATCAGACATCTCATTTAAGGTAATCTCTGATGCGTTTGTTGCTTGAGAGAATGAAAAGCCATCAAGAACTGGCATCTCCCAGACGCTGGAGCCCACTTCAATGTAGACTTTCGTGTCTCTGCTAAAATATAATGTATCTGCCATAGTTTATCTCCTATGTTATCTTGAAAAGACAAGGACGTGAACTTTTGTTCGTGCCTGTATTTTCTAGTATCGAACCTCTAGTTGCATTTCACCAACTCCGAAAGGTTCTAGTACACCTTCATCAGTATCTATACTAATGAGTGTGATTTGTTGAGTATATTGAGTATCTCCGTTTTTATCTTTATAAGATAATCTTGAGTTCTCCTCAATAACTGTCTCTACATCTTCAAGTAAACTTTCCAATGCGTTTACTGCATCTTCTTCATTAACATAGCAACGAACAGATACAGTAAGGAATCTATCTTTATATCCGCCAGCTTGATACTCTCGTGTCTCAGATCCTGCATTTAAGTGTACGGCTGGAAATTCCTCTACTTCGTCCCAGAATTTAAGGCGAGGACTTACATTTAAAAATAAATTTGTTCTGTAGTTTCCAGTGCCGTTAATTCCCTTTAAAACATCTACCAAAGCCTCTACAATGGCTAACCTGCGTGTAGTGTAAGTTCTTTCTGCCATTATAATCTCCTAGTGTAGAATCGTCCGATAGCGAACTCAGCTGCTATCTCTCTAATAGACTTATCTATTATTTTTCTTGGGTCTCTGTTAATATCACCTTGAGCATATCCAGGTTCAAATGTTTGATAAGGTCCTTTCTGGTATGTATAACCAAAACTAGGGTAGCCTTTTCTGGTTTTTACAACATCTACAACCCTTACACTTTCTGCGAATCGACCTGTTCTAAAGTTCAAATAGGGAGAACCCATATTTGCAGCAACCTGTTCAGGCAGCTGCTTGTTTATTAAACCTATTAAAGCAAGTGGCTGCGCCGAAACACCTTTGTTAATCCTAGCACGAGGTTTACGCGTACTGGCTTTTGCATTTTTGGATGTTTTCGGATTCTTTCCCTTGCTTTCATACGTGACTTTCTTAGCTTCCCTGCTACTTCCCTTAGGGTTTTTAGCTACTTTTGCATTTTTAACTTTACTTAACTCTGCTATTACAACATATTCAGCTATATTAACTGCATTATCTTTAATACTTATACTACCCTTCTTCCCTGATAGCTCCGCATTTCTAGCCCATTCCATTAATTCTTTGGTTAGGTCCGCTTGTATTTTAGTCCAGTCAGTTGCTTCAGATCCTGGATAGTTTTGGCTTGATGCATTTATAGTTATAGATATATCCTCATTTGGAGATAATTGCAAGCCGCGTTTCTTAGTACCTTTTGTTTCAAACATTGCTAAGATGTCACCGTACTTATCTTCTAACCTCTTAGCTTCTTTAGAAGATGTAAAATCTTTAAAGAATCTAGTTTTAGCTAACCACTTCATAGAAAGAGCTAATCGTGCTGCACCTACGGATGTACTGCCTTGGTGCAATCTATGTGTCCCTTTCTTAATCTGCCCTATATCTGAGTATCCTGCAGCTCCAGAGAAAGACATGCCTGGGTTATTAGCTTTTTCATCTGTAGCATTTGTTAGCTTGTAGTCTTTTAACTTATCTTGTATAAACGATACTGAATAACTTTTTATACCATCGTATGTACTTTTAGTTTTCTTACCTTCAGTAAATACTATAGTATTTGGGGTGTATTCTATTAGAGTTCCTTTATTAGTAGTAATAGACTCTCTAATAGAGCTCCAGGCCTTTGTGACCCCCTCTTCCCATTCTTGATGTTTAATTTCTGGAAAGTCTTTACCTTTATGCTTATTTAAGAGATTATTGTAACCCTCTTTCCAAGCCTCTATTATATTAGCTTTTTCTAGTGTTACTATTTGTTTCTGGTCATCTATTAATCCCCTAACATAGCTGTCGTTTAAAGATTTTACCATCTCTTTCAAAAGAGTCCTGGTATTAGATACGGCCATTAGAAATTCTTATATAAGTCTAATACGCGCTTAATATGATCTGGAAACGCTACGTTGTTTGTTTGAGAGCTAGACGTCTGATTTGTTACAGTTGCGCCTGCAAGAGTTTTACGCTCTTTGTGCTCATCCTTCAAATAGTAGGTAATCA